GATTAATCAAAGCACAAAAAGAACCTAAAGCAGATCAATGGGAAGTAATTGAGTTTCCTGCAATCATGCCTGATGGCAAACCCCTGTGGCCTGAATACTGGAACCTGAAGGATTTAGAAGCGGTACGTGCATCAATACCACTTTCAAAATGGAATGCACAGTACATGCAAAATCCAACCGGCGAAGAAGGAGCATTAATCAAAAGGGAGTGGTGGCAAAATTGGGAAGGTGATTTACCTCCACTAGAACATGTCATACAATCATATGATACCGCATTCATGAAAAAAGAAACAGCCGACTATTCTGCTATTACTACCTGGGGAGTATTTACGCCATCAGAAGATTCTGGAAAAGCATTACTATTAGTAGATATGATCAAAGGCAGATATGAGTTTCCTGAGTTACGTCGTATTGCATTAGATCAGTACGGCTACTGGCAACCGGAAACAGTGATTGTAGAATCAAAAGCTTCAGGACTTCCACTAACTTATGAATTAAGAAAAATGGGAATCCCAGTATTAAATTTTACACCATCACGTGGTAATGATAAACACACTAGAGTTAATTCAGTATCTCCATTATTTGAATCAGGTAAAATATATGCACCAACCGATATGGAATTTGCACAAGAAGTAATTGAAGAGTGTGCTGCATTTCCTTATGGAGATCACGATGATTTAGTGGATTCTATGACTCAAGCAGTAATGAGATTCAGACAAGGTGGCTTAATCAATCATCCTGAAGATTATAAAGATGAGCCTTTACAACGGACTCCAAAAGTGTATTATTAGACATTATGGCAAGAGAAGAAGAGATAAAATTAAAAGATATGCTCAGAGCTATTGAAGCTGGTGAGATTGAAGAAGATTTAGATTTACCTGATCCAGAACAATATGAGGACATGGGTGGTATCAAATCTTTAGATAAAGGTGCGCCATCTATTAAGTTAGCATCTGAAACAGGTGCAGAAGAATTTGATTTAGAACTAATGTCTGTCATTAGAGAATTTAACGATTTAAAAGAAAAAGGTTTAATAGGTCCAGATGTAACAGTTGATGAATACATCAATGATTATCTTTCTAAAAAGAAAATGAAAATGGAACAAGATAGACAAATGGCTATGTACGGCGGCAGAATGCAATACAAAGATGCAGGTAGTGTCATGGACGTTGTTGATAAAAAAGGTGAAGAAGAATATTATGCTGCTAAAGCAGAACAATTAGATAGAAAATATAATCCACAAAATTATCCACCATCTCAAAGAAACTTAACTGTAGAGCAACTTAAAAAGATGCTTAAAAAAGCAGAAGAGGATAAAGCAAAAAGAGCAAAAGGCGGCATCGCAGGAGTTCTGTAATGACTCCAAAACCTAAGCCAAAAAACTATTCTAAAATTTTAGACATTTTAAATACCCCACAAGCTGCAAAAACATTTTCTCCAAAAACATATATTGATCTAGTAGGTGAATATTCTAGAAAAGCATATGACAATGGTGAACTTTCTAAAAAAGAATATATGGATATTGTTCAACCTTTATTCGGTGATGCCGGAATCATGGCAACTGAGAAAATAAAACAATACAATCAAGAATTAGAAAAATATGCAACAGGTGGCAGAGTTAATTTTTTAAAAGGCGGTGATACTAAATACAATGCAATGGTCACAAAAATGTATGCAGAAGCTGGTGGTCAAAAAGGAACGGGTATGGATATAGATACATTTGCACAACAGTATTTTCCTAAAATGGCACAAGGTGGTAGAATTGGTTTTAAAGATGGCATGGACCCGGATATTATAAATCTTAGAGAAAAAATTATTGAATTAATGGATAAAGAAAATTTAGATTTTGGAGAAGCATTTAAGGAAGCAATGGAAGAAATAAAATCAACTAGAGAAGATAACAGAGAGGGCACTATGCCAAAATCTGAAAGGTGGATGAGAGACTATTTTTTCAGTGGTAAAGGCGGTTATGATGATCGAATGTCTTATCAAGAATTTGCACAAGGAATAGGTCAAGAACTATATAAAAGATATAGCAATGATTAAAAGACTAACGACAACCGTGCCTCCGGAATCAGGGCCCCAGAGTCAGGGCTTGAATATTTCCTATAATACTGTTAAAGATATAAAACTTACGGAGAAAATAAATGGCAGAAGACAACATAGACAAAGCGCTCCCAAACGAGCCGCGAAAAGAATTTAATGTACCTGGCGAAGAAGAGATTCAAGAAACTTTAGTTGAAGAAGTTTCAAGAGAACAAGAATCACCAGAAGATGTAGAAGTCACTGAAAATGAAGACGGTTCAGTTGATATTAATTTAGATCCTGCAGCTGCATCTCCAGAAGGTGGTGATGAGCATTATGCAAACCTTGCAGAATTTTTACCAGATGATGTATTAGGTAGACTCGCATCAGACTTAAACTCAAGATACATGGATTACAATTCTTCCAGAAAAGATTGGGAGAAAACTTATACACAAGGTTTAGATTTATTAGGATTTAAATATGATAATAGAACAGAACCTTTCAGTGGAGCAAGTGGTGCAACTCATCCAGTTTTAGCTGAAGCAGTTACACAGTTTCAAGCTCTTGCTTATAAAGAATTACTTCCTGCAGATGGACCAGTTCGAACACAAATTTTAGGAATTCCAACTCCAGAAAAAACAGACCAAGCAAATAGAGTTAAAGATTTCATGAACTACGAGATCATGGAAAAAATGAAAGAGTATGAACCGGAGTTTGATCAAATGTTGTTCAATCTACCTTTAGCGGGTTCTGCTTTTAAGAAGGTATACTATGATGAAATGGAGCAAAGGGCTGTTTCAAAATTTGTACCTGCAGATGATTTAATTGTTCCGTACACAGCTACCTCATTAGATGATGCGGAAGCAATTATTCATCGTGTAAAAATTTCTGAAAACGATTTACGAAAACAACAAGTTAGTGGATTCTATCGAGATGTTGAATTAGGAAAACCTCAAGATAAAGAAACTGATGTTGAGAAAAAAGAAAGAGAACTTGAAGGAATAACTAAGTCTGGAAAAGACGAAGATGTATTTACTTTATTAGAATGTCATGTGGATTTAGATTTAGAAGGATTTGAACATGTTAATCCACAGACTGATGAGCCGTCAGGAATTAAGATTCCATATATTGTAACATTAGAAGAAGGATCAAGAGAAATACTTTCTATTAAAAGAAATTATGAAGTTGGTGATCCTAATAAAAATAAAATTCAATACTTTGTACATTTCAAATTTTTACCTGGTTTAGGTTTTTATGGTTTTGGATTAATCCATATGATTGGTGGATTATCAAGAACAGCAACTACTGCATTAAGACAATTACTCGATGCAGGAACTTTATCTAACTTACCTGCAGGATTTAAAATGCGTGGTATTAGAATTAGAGATGATGCACAATCGATTCAACCTGGAGAATTTAGAGATGTAGATGCACCTGGTGGAAATTTAAGAGATTCATTTATGATGCTTCCGTTTAAAGAACCAAGTCAAACATTACTTTCATTAATGGGTATTGTTGTTCAAGCAGGTCAAAGATTTGCATCGATTGCAGATTTACAAGTTGGTGATGGCAACCAACAAGCAGCCGTAGGGACTACTGTAGCTCTTCTTGAAAGAGGTAGTAGAACTATGTCCGCTATTCATAAAAGAATTTACTCAGCTCTTAAAAATGAATTTAGAATTTTAGCTAGAGTATTCAAGTTATATCTACCACAAGAGTATCCGTATGATGTCGTTGGGGGTCAAAGAATGATTAAACAATCTGACTTTGATGATAGAGTAGATATATTGCCAGTTGCTGACCCTAACATTTTTTCACAAACACAGCGTATCTCACTTGCGCAAACGGAATTGCAGCTGGCAACCTCAAATCCGCAGATGCATAATATGTATGCAGCATATAGAAATATGTATGAAGCATTAGGTGTAAAAAATATTGATCAAGTTTTAATTAAACCTATGCAACCAATGCCAAAAGATCCGGCGTTAGAACACATTGATGCATTAGGAGGTAGACAGTTTCAAGCGTTTCCCGGTCAAGATCATAGAGCACACATCACTGCTCACTTAAATTTCATGGCGACAAACATTGCTAGAAATAATCCAATGATTATGGCTTCATTAGAAAAAAATTGTTTTGAGCATATTAGTCTAATGGCTCAGGAACAAGTTGAAGTAGAGTTTAGAGATGAGTTAGTTCAGTTACAACAAATGCAAATGATGATGCAACAGAATCCACAAATGGGTCAACAGATACAAATGCAAGTAAAAATGCTAACTGAAAAAATTGAATCTAGAAAAGCAGTGTTGATTGCTGAGATGATGGAAGAATTTATGAACGAAGAGAAGAAAATTACTTCACAATTTGATAATGATCCAATTGCTAAGTTAAGAGCAAGAGAATTAGACTTGAGAGCAATGGAAAATGAACGTAAAAAACAAGAATCTGATGAGAGAATTAATCTTGATAAGATGAAAACTATGATGAACCAAGCAAATCAAGACGAAAAACTTGAACAGAACGAAGAATTAGCAAAATTAAGAGCTAATACTTCAATTGAAAAAACAATTTTAAGTAAAACTTTACCTAGCACAGACTCAATGATGAAAAATCAAGATAGTATGATGCCAAATATTAGAATTATGAGAGGAGGAAATGACTAAAATGAGAAAAAACATGACAAAACCCGAAAAAAAGATTAAAAAGGTAATGAGGGAATTCAAAAGAGGTGAGTTACCTATAGGCAAGTCAAAGAAAAAAGTAAAATCGCGTAAACAAGCGATTGCAATTGCTTTATCTGAGGCTGGAAAATCAAAACCAAGGAGATAAAATGGCAAAACTAGATAATATTAAAGATGTAAAAGTTGGTGAGCAAGAAATTGAGATTGATCCAAGATCAAAAACAACTGCTGACAGAGCTTACAACTATATTGGTACTGGTGGACCTGAAATGGAAGTTAAAGGTCAAGGTGCAGTATTAGCAGAGAAGAAAAGAAAATCAAAAGCATATTAATTTTATGTTTCCGTGGAGTATTATAGGTACAGCATTAAAAACTGGCGCTGAGATTTATAAGAATAAGAAGAAATCTGAAATTATAATGTCAGAAGCAAGAATCGTGCATGCTGAAAAGATGAAGCGTGGAGAAATTGAGTACAGTGGACAAATTGCTCAAAATCAAAAAGGCGACTGGAAGGACGAATTTGTACTTTTAGTATTGACATCTCCACTGGCTATTTTATTTTATTCCGTATTTGCTGAAGATGAAGAGATACAAGCTAAGTTAGATTTATATTTTATGAAACTTCAGGAAATGCCATGGTGGATTGTTTCATTATGGGTATCGGTTGTCGCAGCGATATATGGAATCAAAGCAACAGACTTAATTAAAACTAACGGAGGAAAAAAATAATGTCTAATAGACGATATAACACACAAACTAGAAAAAATTTTTTATCAGGTGGACAAGCAAAATTAGATAAAGATGGTGATGGTAAAATCACTGGAAAAGATTTCGCTATGTTAAGAGGTAAGAAAAAAGATAACAAAAAGAAAAAATCATCAATGATGATGATGGCTATGAAGGGTAAAAGATAATGACTGATGATAAAAAATTAAAAAAAGAACAGAGATTAATGCGAAAAGAAAATTTTGATACTATGTCTAGAAAAAACTTTAAAAAAGCAAATGAAAATTATGAAAAAGTTGATCAAGGTTTTAAAAAAAATAAATCAGATGATTATAAAATTAAAATGAGTTCTTTTCAAGGAGCGGGTAGAGCTAAAGAAGTATTTGACGAAATGGATGCTTCAGACAGAGAAGCTGGTAGAGTTGTAAAAGCTAAAGGTGGAAGAGTAAATTTACGTGGCGGTGGATGTGCTAAACGTGGAGTAAAGAAAAACGCTTATGGTAAAAATTCATAATGGCAAAACTTTGTGCAAAAGGAAAAGCAGCTGCGAAAAGAAAATTCAAAGTGTATCCTTCTGCATATGCTAACATGTATGCGTCCGGTGTTTGCTCTGGTAAAATAAAACCAGGTGGTAGAAAAAAAGCAGCCAACGGTGGATTGATGGCAGGCATGGCTAGAAAAAAAAGAGTGAGTTGTGCGTAGAAATTTTGCAGAGGGTGGTTTAAGAAAATGGGTAGCAGAGAAATGGGTAGACATTGGAGCTCCGAAGAAGAATGGGAAGTATCAACCTTGCGGGAGAAGCAAGGGGGAGAAAAGAAAATATCCAAAGTGCGTACCACTTGTAAAAGCCACTCGGATGACAAAGTCGCAAAAGGCGAGTGCTGTCAGACGAAAAAGGCAAGCAGGAAACAAGGGACCAAAACCAACTAACGTTAAAACATATGTTTAGAAGACAATTTCAAAAAGGATCACCTAAAATTTATGATCAATTAGAACATAAAGTTCCTTATCCACATGGTCAAAGAGTTGAATTAGCTAGAGGAAGTAAATCTCCAGCATGGCAACGTAAAGAAGGTAAGTCTGCTTCCGGAGGCCTGAACCGAAAAGGTGTTGCATCTTATAGAGCAGCTAATCCTGGATCAAAATTAAAAACAGCAGTAACCACTAAACCATCAAAATTAAAAGCAGGTTCAAAAGCAGCTAAAAGAAGAAAATCATTTTGTGCTAGAATGAAGGGTATGAAGAAGAGATTGACTTCAGCTAAAACAGCCAGGGATCCGGATTCAAGAATCAATAAGTCACTTAGAAAGTGGAATTGCTAATGATTAAAAACTACAAAGACATTGTAATATTATTAATTACAATAGGTGTTTTAACTTTATTAGGTATCATTATTATTGGAGACTAT